TTAATAGATGTAACCCAAGAGAGACCTTATGAAGACAGATGTATCCAATGAATCATTAGGTATGCAGATAGGTATAGAGAAGGCAACAGTAGCCTACCTAGAGACAGCACCTGATGGACCCTATAGAGATATGGTGTCCCATTTAGTAGGTGTCCTCATGGAGACCCAAGGAAGACTTCAGGATGTCCAATGTGACCTGAGGTACCTGACGCGTTCTAAGACCCCTTAGGGAGCCGATAGATGCCAAGGTGACCTGAGATACCCTTTGAGGCCTAAGAGCCCTTAGAGGGGCCTTAGAAGAGCTGTGGGCCTGTGGGTCATAGGGATCTGTGGGATCTGTCGACTGAAAAAATAGTATAAATATTGAAGACCCTATATCTATATATCGTTACGACCGTCCCCCCCCCTGCCCCCCTCGAACCCTCTGATCCTACCGATGCCAATCGAATCCTTTGATACCCTTAGTATGCTCAGGTGCGGGCGCGTGTGTATACCATGGGGGCATGGGAGGCTGATGAGATCATGGGTGATCGAGTGGTGCCTACCTTTTTGCTGTTGTAACTAGATGGTTACATTAGGAGCTGTTGAAGCCTTAGGTGTTTAGCATGTATAACAAGTGTATCATATGTAAATCACTGTATTAGAGGTCTGCCTATGTTTTTTCTTCAGCACCCTAAGTACCTACAGCCCAACAGGTTACACCAGATCCCCTATGTTTTTTCTTATTTCTTTTGCCTTATGGGTTGCAATAGTTCCCAATGCGATCATGGTAAGCTCGTAATCAAATCACCCGCTCTCTCCCAAATATCCCACAGAGCCTACTGGCACGAGTCACCCTCGGAACACGCCAGCCTCCAAAGATCATCTCTCTCTCTCTCTCTCTCTCTCTCGAGGGTTCCCAGTGGTACATTTGGAGCCCTCGAGACCTCACAGGATGACCTTGTGAGGCTGTAGACACCCCAAACCCAAAGGTAACCCCATGAAACTCATAGGCAAAGGCCAATTCACACGAGCATACCTCAAGGATGACGGCCGCGTACACCTTGAATCCATATGCCCTATCAAAGAGTGTATGGCCCTCGGATGGTTCCCAGAGCACCGACTGTTCCCAGAGATCCAGCGAGAGGGCGATAATGGGTACGATATGCCCTACTACTCTCAACCTCGATCACTTAAAACCAACCTCACCCCTCGACAGTATCGACTGTACAAGGCTCTGAGAGCTCTTGAGGGTTTCTGTGGTCCCAACAGCCACAACAGCTTCGACCACTGGCACCAACAGTTCCAAGGGTTACCAGTGGAGTTCAAGGTTGAAAAGGAAGCCCTCAGAGAGGCTGTAGATGCCTGTGGGAACTATGGCTCTGATGTGTGTTTTGAGATATCCCCCAGAAATGTGGCAGTCAAGGGAGGCAAACTGATCCTATTAGATTGTTTCTTTATGGCCTCCGCTCTCAAGACCTCATACGCTAAGGACTATCGATAGACCACAGCACCCACAGATCCGTAGGGAGCCGAAAGCCCTCTACTGATCCCAGCACCACTTGCGTACCCTAAGAGCCCTTAGAGCGCCTTTAAACAGCCTTACAAGAGGTCACCCTATGAACACCACAGACACCACAGCACCCACGGAGGCACAGCTTCGCAAGGTCTTAAGATCCCTATGGACTGTAGGGCAGTGCGCTCCTATCTACAAAACCAAAGCGGTCGATATGTACCTCCAACTAGCCGATGAGATCGAATCAACCGAGCCATGCCTAAGGGCCAACATTAAATCTTTTGAGCTCTTACGGTCTCGACTTCGCTTCATTCTAGATGATGATGCCTCCAATATTGTCTTCACTTGGACTCAGGATAAACTCAAAGCCTATCGCAAACCTACCACCTCAGGGTATGCTAATGTAATGTGGCAATAGCACCCACAGATCCCTAAGAGACCGCAAACCTCTTAGGGATCCCAGCATCACCTGTGTACCCTCAGACCCCTGAGAGCACCTTAGAACCCCCTCAAACAGAGGCCCCACCATGAACACCACAGAAGCCCACGAAATCATCGACACCCACGAGCACTACGGAGTCGATGCCCTTTGGTCCAACTACCCAGACCTCGAGACCATCGGTGAAGTCCTAGCGTTGTACGAGGCCGCATGGTCCGCTGTTGAAGACCCACAGGAGGCGGCTGTTCCTTTGGCCTCCTAAGGGACCACAGCCTATTACTAACACCTACGACCAACACCAGAGCCCACAGGGACCGCAAGTTCCTCTGGGTTCCCACCTGCAATACCGAGGCACCCTAGGAATCCCTAGGCCCTCACATGACCCCCTGCAAATGGAGATCACCATGACCATCACATTAGAACAACTCAAAGACAAAGGAGCCTGCTATTGGGATTCTGAGGGCGACCTGAGGGCCACCAAAGCTGAGGCCTTACTACCAGCCTCATTACACGAGATCATGACTTGGGATATCCCGCTAGATGATCGAGAGTGGGTCTTTGAGGCTTTTGTCAGTAGAGACATCCGGAAGACCTATGGGAATGCCTGCGCTCCCCTCTTGGAGACCTATAGGGATGGCCGCGCTCCTCTCTTGAAGACCTATAGGGATGGCCGCGCTCTCCTCTTGAGGACCTATAGGGATGCCAACGCTCCTCTCAGGAAGACCTATGAGGATGCCCACGCTCCTCTCTTGAGGACCTATAGGGATGCCAACGCTCCTCTCAGGAAGACCTATGAGGATGCCCACGCTCCTCTCTTGAAGACCTATGAGGATGCCCGCGCTCCTCTCTGGAAGACCTATGAGGATGCCCGCGCTCCTCTCAGGAAGACCTATGAGGATGCCCGCGCTCCCCTCTGGAAGACCTATGAGGATGCCCGCGCTCCTCTCCTAATCCAACTAACCAAGGACCTACCATGACCACACCCCTAGAGCTCACAGTAATCGTATGTGGCTCCCTATTCTGCCTACTACTGGTGGCTATAGATGCCATCGTTCACCGTAAGACACCATTGGATTGACCTATTATGAAAATCACGATTAAAACATGGACCTCTTGGGAGGTCGCTAGAGCCGCTACAGAGGCACAAGGTGTAGTCAAGAGAGACCCTGAGGGTACCCTTTGGGCTTGGCAGGCTGGTGGTAAACGAGTGGAAGTACGGAGGGTCACATGAGCCGCGCTGGAGTGCTCCTATCAAAACGGTTCACCAGACGCCTCAGGGATTCTGAGTTTGAAGGTGTCTGTTTTGTTGAGATTGATAGGGGGACTAATGCCGCCATCGCTCAGATAGAGAGCCTGTTGGCTGATGATCCTATCAACATAAAGGTAGGGTTTGCTTCGACCTCAATCCGAGGCTGTCACGTTTATTTCATCTTGTACACACCAAGACTCAAGGAACCCACACCATGACCCTCACAGAATACATCAGTCGCCAACAGGCACCCTCATCCACCTCATACCAACCCCCTGATGATCCCAAGGCCTACGCGACCCGTCTGAACCGATGGCTCTCCCTAGGTGGAACCCTCAGGCCTCAACAGGCTCGATGGCTCCAAGCGTACTCACAAGCACACCCAGAACCCAAGGAGACCTCATGCACAATGAACCAGAGATAAAGGAGTATTGCCGAGGATACACATACAGAGGTCCCGAGGTTGAACAGTGGACCCCACCACTTAGATCGTTTGGTCCGTGGTATTCACTTGACGATATCCTCGAACCCACAGAACCCCCAGAACCCACAGACCCTAAGGTAACCCCATGACAGAAAGCGAGAGCAACAGAGAGACGATAACTAGATTCGAGGATGCCATCCGAGAGTGCAAGTGTACCAAATGTATGCCATTTGATATGTGCGGCCATTGTAATATGGGGACTTTGCGTATACTTGAGATCCAGAATGGTGAGCTACTTAAGATGCTAAAGATCGCATCTGGTGGTCTTGTTGTGATCGCAACACCAGACCCGATATTATCCACAGTCTCACTTCGATCATCTGCTTTAGATTATCTAGATGAGCTTAGGATCCGAGGATGTTTTGTATCTATTGCTGGTATGAAGATGCCTAAATTTAAAACAAAGGATGACCAATGAGCGAGCCAACAAAGATGAACACACCAATCGGACAGGGAGATTGTTTCTTCCTATCATGGCGGCGGCTGTCGTGTCTACTTTTAGATGACGGTTCTATTAGTGATATAGAGGAGTTAAAGTCAGTCACGGTTGATGAGGATGGACTTAAAGTCCATGTAGGACCAAACAAAGAAGAGAGACTCCGAATCTCAGCCCTAACCAAGGAGACCCCATGAAGTTCAACATCAATGATTATGTCTTTGTCAAGCTGACTGACAGAGGCCGTGAGATCCACAGGATCCACTACGAGCGTGTCTTCCCTGATCATCCTGATATAGTTTACCAAGAGCCCGAAGTAGATGCCGATGGAGAATCAAAGTTCCAACTTTGGGACCTCATGACCATCTTTGGTGAGCATATGTACCTAGGATGCAACCCGCCTATCGAAACTGACATCAACATTCCAACGGTGACCCCATGACCCACACAACACTACTACAGCGCCTAAAGCGCGCATCGACCCGCCGCCTCTCAGAGGCCCAACAGTCAACCCGCAGGTTCACAGTGGACCTACCGAACCGCGATCGAGCCCTCTCCCTCCCTGAGTCAGCCAAAGCTGTCCAGATAGCTGTGAATGACCCGTTCAACCAACTGAAGGTCCATGTGTTCAAAGTGTACCCATGCCGCCACTTCTACTATCAACAGGCCATCAACGGTCGGATGTTCTACAAGAGCTTCCAACGGATCAACAAGTCGTTCCCCTACTGGCATCTGTTAGAGGATGCTTTAGGTCCTGAGGCGCTGACGATGTTGGCGTATCGGAAGTGAATATGGTATATGGTAAGGACACATCAGACCGTGAGTTTATGATGTGGATCCATGAGCGTCTTGAGATGGTGTATGGTGATAACCCCCGTGAAGATCATATGAAGCGGTTGAGGCGTGTGATCGTCTCCATACCTGAGGGATTAGAGGAGTCTGATAATTTCGATGCCCCTGCTACCCTCGCGATATTAAAGGAGTATCTCAACTTCAAACAACCACCCCAGAAGTAACATTAGAAGCCTTTAGAGCACCCTCTAGAGGCTTCTTGTGTGTCTTCCGACACTGATTGCGTGCTAACGCACACTGAGTACACATCAGACCCTTAAACCCCTGAAAAGGAGCATCATCATCATGTGGACCAAAATCTACACCAGTACCTACAGCACAGCACTCGCCCACCTAGGCCTCGGACTCATCATGTTAGACGACAGGATCCACATGGGGGCTCGGATAGGTGCCGCTGTTGTTCTGTCATCAACGCATGTAGTCTTCGTAACCTCTAAGTTGATGCGAGACTATGTAGAGGCACTAAAGAAACCTGTGGTGCCTATCGATCCCGAACAGGTAGCCCTCAGAGAACGACAGGTAGCCGCTGAGAACTCTGCGATCACCCCTGAGATAGCCTCATGGCTCAAAGAGCTCTCCGAGTGTGATCATCTGTTCAAGTATGAGCACTCGGACTGCAACTGTATCCGATGTGAGGGTCCATCCAAAATATATCGTAAGAAACCCTAAGAGATCGAAACGCCTCAGGGCGTCCACAGCTACCTGCTGTGCTGATGAGATCATAGCACCCCCAACCCAGAGGCCCACATGGAACCCATCGACCCTCCCGACACAGACCCCAGAGATCTGTTTCAGACCCAACTACAACTTGAGGCCAACGCCAGATCCCTAGGTGTCGAGCGCTACCAGCGTGCCTCTAAGACAGCCCTAGGGAACGAGAAGGAGCTCAAAGATCAGCCCGTAGGCCAAATGATGACCCGCCTATGGGTTGCTCCTATGGCTGATGCTCTCAAGGATGCCCTCGGGCAGACAAGAGGATCCGTAGATGCCCGCAGAGCTCGTGAGGAGATCAAAGCCCTCCAATTGACCACCTATGAGCTGTCGTATCTCACGATCACCTCAGTCCTTAAGCTCCACCTGATCAAATCTCGACAGGATGTCAACAAATCCCTCCAAGGGGTCGCTGTGCGCCTAGGTAGAGCTTTGATCCTTGAGGTTAAGGCCAGAGAGTTCGCAGAGACCCACGGTGCCTACTGTGCCTCAGTCCTAAAGTCTCATCAGATGATCAAACGGTCACCTGAGCGGATCCTTAAGGTGCTCCTAGAGGGCAAACAGAGGATCTGTGGGGACACAGAGATCGATGTCCAGATGAGCAACCTTGATGCCTATCGTATGGGGATCGAGCTGATCAAAGTATTTCTAGCAGTGGCACCTGAGTGGTTCGTGAGGACCACAGGCCGAAAGAATCGACTGGCTGAGATCGTCATGACCACCAAATGTCGCGAGTGGATCCAATCGCGTACCAACATCGCTCAAGAGCTTAGGCCCCTGAGGCAACCAATGGTTGTCCCTCCAGTCGATTGGGCTTCTGATGGTGTCGGTGGGTACCTGACTATCAAGTCACCTCAGATCCTAGGGTGCAACACTAATCCTAGGGTGGACCACACGACCCAGCCGAGCCTTGAGAACATCAAAGCTATCAATGTGGCTCAGAGGACCGCATGGCGAGTGAACAAGCGGGTTCTGAAGGTGGCCCAACAGCTCCAACGCAGGGGCCAAGGACACGCAGGTCTCCACGGGTTCGTTGATGTGCCTGATGAGGTCGGTGTGAACCCTGCTTGGTCTAAGGAGGCCCTTAAGGACTTTCGAGGGGCTCAACGGATAGCCATTCAGGCCAACATTAAGGCCGCTTGTTTGATCACGACAGATCAGGTCAAGATTGACACCGCTGAGGACTTTAGTTCCTATGAGGCCATCTATTTCCCTCACACCTTTGATTGGCGGGGACGCATGTACCCTTTGCCTATCCTGATCAACCCTCAGGGGGATGATTTGGCTAAGGGGTTACTTGAGTTCTCCAAAGGGGCACCTCTAGGGACTGATGGCTATAGGTGGCTTGCGATCCACTGTGCTAACACATATGGAGAGGACAAGCTGTCGTATGCCGACAGGATCAAATGGACTGAGGACAACGAGGATGAGATGCTGAGGTGCTCTTTGGATCCCTTTAGCAACAAGTTTTGGATGGATGCTGATGATCCCTTCAAGTTCCTCGCCTGCTGTTTCGAGTGGGGTGACCTCATACAACATGAGGGCGCTATCACTGAGTTCATCAGTCGTATCCCTATAGCCCTCGATGGGACCTGCTCAGGGCTTCAGCATTTCTCTGCTCTCCTCAAGGACAGCCGAGGGGGTGCCTCAGTTAATCTGGTGCCCTCAGGGACACCTAATGACATCTATAAAGAGGTGGCTGAGGAGGTCCTTGGGATCATTGGTCAGGGCAACTGTGGTCTTCCGATACCTTCAGGCTTCTGGTATACCAGAGCTAAGGGGAACGGGTGGGAGACTGTAGCTAACACATCAAAAAGAGGTGTAAAATCCTTTGGTCCTAGGTATGGCTCCTACCACAACACCCTAGCTGAGGCACAAGCAGAGGCTGATGCTCTCAACAGGTCCGAGGGGCTCCAACTGAACACCGACTGCTGGCAAGCGCGTGTCTGGGAGGGCCTCATAAATCGAGGGACCACCAAGCGAGGCGTGATGACCCGACCGTACTCTGTGACCCAGAGAGGCATGTCAGAACAACTGTTTGAGTTGATCCGCTCGGAGCCTGAGTATCAGTTGGTCTTTGAAAGGGCCAAGTTTGAAGCCGCTCGAGTCAGAGATAAGATGTCTGACGAGGTGTGGCTGGCCCACAAAGGGAAACCCTCAGCGGCCTCAGCGTGCTCATGGCTCGCTAAGATCCTACAGGACGCCACAGACAAAGTGGTGGTCGCAAGTCGCGATGGTCAGTCGTTCCTCGTTGGGTTGGCTGATGCCTATTCAAAGGCGGGCATGTTTTTCTCATGGGAGACACCTATGGGCATGTCGATCACACAGGGCTATCGGAAACCTAAGGAGGTGGCGGTTGCTACATACTTTGGGGGCACGAGAGTTCGATTGAACCTCCTAGATGACACAGGGGAGATCCCTAGGAACGGTAGGAAGAACAAGTCGGGCGCAAGTCCCAATTGGATCCACTCGATGGATGCGACACATCTCATGATGGCTGTAATCGAATGTTACGACAGAGGAGGCATCAAAGACTTTGCTTTGGTCCATGATTCCTTTGGTGTCCACGCAGGTCACGCTCAGGTGCTCTCACAGGCCCTCAGGCATACATTTGCTGACATGTACAAGTCTAATCACCTCAGGGAGCTTTGGGACCGAGCGGTTCTGATGGTGCCTGAGGAGTTCCATGAGTTTTTACCTGAGGTCCCTGCGATGGGGACTTTAGATCTAGAGGTGGTTCGGCGGTCGAACTATTTGTTCTGTTGACACTGAAGAGACTAAGGAGTACCTAAGATGAGAGAGATTGAATTTAGAGCGTGGGACCCTGAGAGTAATACCATATACCTATGGGAGGACATCGATGCTATCGTACAGATGAATACAGGAGGGGTTGGTGTGAAGTTGGATCGACTCAACATCCCTGTCATGGATCACTTCTTTGTTGATCAATACACAGGCCTAAAGGATGTCAACGGTGCCAAGATATTCGAGGGGGACATCTGTAGCTTCACCGTGGATGTAGAGAGCGAAGATAAGGTGCTTATTGGTGCTTGGAGGTTCGATGTTGCTGATAATGGTCGCTCTTACTTCTACCTAGATCACGGAGATGCCTACTGGATGGAAGGTGATAGTAAGTGGGACGATGGGTCACTCCAGATCATCGGAAACATCCACCAGAACCCAGAGCTCCTAGGGTAACCCAGACGCTCGAAATATACAAATACAAAGCCCCACCTACTGACCCTAGGTGGGGCTCTTTTGTGCCCCTAGGATCCCTCAGGAGACCTCCGTTAAGGCCCCTCTAAGCCACGATAGACCCCAAGGTGACCTCTGATACCAATCGAGGGCTAAAGCCTGCGAGAGGTACCTTAGAACACCTTAGAACATCATCTCCTAGGTGATGCCGATGGGTTGATGTGTGTATCCGTGGGTTATGCCTGCGTCTTCTTAAGAGACCTAAGGTAATAGATATTAAGAGATATCTTAAGTGAAGACTATAGGATCCTAAGTACCCCTAAGGGGTACTTAGGTATCTTAAGAGTCCTTAGGGTATCTATAGGAACTTAAGAGGTGTCTTAGATTGGTTTCACCAATTAATTTAACTAAGGAGGACCTTAAGAGCCCTGATAGGTGTCCAAAAGGTGTCCTCTTAAGGACCTATAGATGCTCAAAAGGTACAAGTGTATCTGATCACAGCCTACTAGGAACTGAGGCATATTTGGTGTCTCTTGAGAGACTAATGAACCCTTAGGAGGACTTAAGATGAGATGTCTGAACTGTGGTGATTATAAAGAGAAGGCCTTCCGAGGCCTCAAGTGTGACGATTGTAAACCTAAGATAAACCCAAGGAACCCCAAGATGACCAATGAACACGAGTACCAAGAATCTGAAGCCATGTTGCCCACCAAAGACGGGTGGAACTACCTAGGGTGGAACAAAGGCCGCAGGGTCTACAGCCGCCTTTTGAAGCCTGAGGTCCCACAGACCCCAGCGGAGACCTTAGGGTTGACCGTGGGATCCCTTCACTGGGACTTTGTTGATAACACAGGGGTCCGTGAGGTTCTCTGCGGTGACTTCTACATGCTGTACACCAAAATCGAACCAGAGGGGAAGAAGTATTCCATAGATCCAGATTGGTGTTATCCTGAGGAATACCGACAGGTCACCAGAGACTCCAAGGAAGCCATCGCGGCCATGGGACCTGTCGAGGCTGAGGCGGCTCTAATCGAAGGTTGGGTCTTACACCAACCGTATCACAATCGACACGACTGGTGTCTTGAGTTCCAAGGTAAAGGGATATGTATTAGCTCCTCTCGACAGTATTGTATGGATAGCTATCGAACCTTCACTCAACCCCAAGAACCCATCGAAACCCTGCGAGCCCAACTGGCTGAGAAGCAGGACCTTATTAATCAGATACAGAGGTTGACCTCATGACCACCAAGACTAAAGACCTAGCCATCGTTGTATTTATGTGTCTCCTATGTGTCTCAGGAGGCTTTGGGATCGCCCAAGGCCTCCAGACTCTTGAGGACCAACAGGCTCAAGAGGCCCTCGACCTCGCAGACCGCAAGGCCTACCAACAGCTCGTGATAGACCTCAAGGTTGAACAAGAGGCTCATGTTGCCACCCTCAAGGCTATCACTCGATACCTGAATGAGACCGCTGGGGCGACCACAGCCTACTAGGAACTGAGGCACATTTGGTGCCTCTTGAACCCCACCTGAATACCTAAGGATACTTATGTCTGAACTATCGGCATTAACATTCGACCTATCTGCTGATAATAGCAATGGGAAGACGGGGCTCCATCTGACCCGTCAGGACCATGAGTACTTCTTCTGTCTAACAGGGGAATACAAAGGAAGTCCAATACAAATTGATTTTGATATGATGTTGAAGTCTGAACTTGAGGAGCTTAGCATCATTCTCGATCTGATCCTTGAAACCCACCCTTGAACAAAGGAACCACATGAACGAACCAATGACAGACAAAGAGACCACCTGTATCGAAAGAATACAAGCGCTCAAAGACGAACCCCAAGGTGACCCTTGGCAACAGAAGCAACGCCAAGGGAAACTGAAGCGACTTGTGGCTACCCTATCTGGGTTGTACCACAAGGATCACTATGCACATACAAACCACTGACCTGAGGACCACATCATGTTCGATACACTCTTCGCATCCCTCGGGATCGCCTTTATCCTATTCTTCGTATCTATCTTAGTCGCTTGGCCTGTAAACTTCTATAAGCTTACCCAATGTGACTTTGATGGCAACGGGAACCATAAGAACGAGATCATCCACGCGGTTGGTTTGGTCCCCATCTTCGCACCTGTGACCGTATGGTTTCCCACAGACTCATCAGACCCCCAAGACACACCCAACCAATAAGGAGCCACCCATGGCAAACCACGCATCACCCAAAGGCCTCGCCCGATTCTCGAAACTCGTAGAGGCTGATTTCTTCAAAGATAAATGGACCTATAACACCGACCTGATCATTGACCCCTCAGAGCCTGAAGCCGCCGCCGCCATCGCAAGTCTGCAAAAGATCGCTGATGAGGCCTTCGCTGAGGTCAAAGCTGATCTCCAAAAGAAGGTCACAGATGCAAGGAACGGTGCTGACGCTAAGAAGGCCCAAAAGGCCCTCGATGATGTTGAGCTCCACCCTGTCATCCACGACCTGTTGGACCGCGAGTCTGGTGAGCCCACAGGTAAGATGTTCCTGAAGTTCAAGACACAAGCCAACGACAAACAGGGTAACCGTAAGCACCTACGATTCTTTGATGCCAAAGGTGCTCCCTTCAAGCCCACAGGTGAGCTTGGGTTCGGCTCGGTCATCCGTGTGAACTACAGCACCAACCATGCCTATGTGCAGAACAAAGTGTTCCTCACGCTCTACATCAACGGGGTCCAAGTGATCTCCATGAGTGGCGCAGGTGGATCCGCTGAAGACATGGGCTTTGGCTCTGAAGAAGGTGGCTTTGACTCCTCAGATGTCAACGGGGACTTTGGTGCCTCTGGTCAGACTGAAGAGGTCTCTGTGGGCGCCGATGGTACCGGAGCTGACTACTGACTCAGGTCTAGTGCTCAAACGCCTCACAGGTACCTGCAAAGGCCTCCTGTGGGGCTTCTGTTTATAACAAGGAGACACCTATGACCCCCGAACAAGAATGGAGACGGTTCAAGGCTCGTCAGATCCTAATGCACCTTATGTCCCATGAGTACCTAGATAACTCAAGGCTCTTGGTCGGAGAGGATCGAGTCGCAAGTGCTCTTGAGCAGGCTGGTGTTATCAAGATGAAACCTAACCTGATCGATTGGATCATTGGGGACCTTGAGATGGCTAGGTTCCTCTTATATGGAGAGATGCCCCATGCCTAAGAACATCTACCGCTCCCAACTGGAGCAAAGGATCGCACATGATCTCCAAAAGAAACATGTGCCTTTCGAGTTCGAGACCTTAAAAATCCCGTACCACCGAAAGGACTCTGTGTACACGCCAGACTTTATCCTGCCCAACTCGATCATCATCGAGGCCAAGGGTCGGCTACATCAGGCAGACAGAGTTAAAATGATATTGGTGAAAACCCAACATCCCCATTTGGACATTCGGTTTGTGTTCCAAAGGGCCGCAGTGAAGATCCGAAAGGGATCCAAGACCACCTACGCCATGTGGGCAGATAAACATGGCTTCCCATGGGCTGAAAAGCTCATACCTATCAAATGGATCCGTGAGACACGGGTTATCTGAGGAGAGAATATGAAAGTATCACAAGAAGATGGTAAGCTAATTGTATGGGGAGACATCGAAGGCTGGGAACAGGTCGGTGACTCTGAGATGTACGAGAAAGGCCGATGGACCACCAGTTACTATGGTCTCTTCAGACACCTAGAATCCGATGTGGTCTACAGCATGTGTTGGCAAGAAGGATCCACTGAATGTCAAGACGACACCGAGATGTTCTGGGATGACCCTGAGCTGACCGAGATGGTCCAGAAGGAAATCACAACGACCCAATGGGTTAACAAGGAGACCTCCTGAGATGGAACTATCACCAGCCGAACTAAAACACAGGATCGCAGGGCTCAGCAGGCCCCAACGGCGATCCCAAGCCCGTCAATCGTGGAACCTGCTGGCCCTGTGGACTGACAAAGAGTATGCCCACATGAGCCGACAGGCCGCACGAGCCGCCTCTTGGAAAGCCTATTGGGCCATGTGGCGAGAGGATTACCAGCCGCCTGTGGTCCATGCGACCTATCAAAGTCAACCTGTTGCCACCCCGTGGTACAAGCAGGCCTATCGAGAACTGAAGCAACTGTGGAGTCATGTGTGATGTTAAGAATAAAATTGTTGGACCCTATTGAGGGTTATGAGTCTGAAGCTGAGTATCGAGTGCCTGCTAAGGGGGAGTCGTTCATACAAGAGGCTGATGATAAGCCTAAGATCAATGACTACTTCAGACACGGATCCTACATCTGCCTGACGAAAAATCAGACCTGTCTGGAGCGTTTGGGTCTTAAGGTGGGCTTTGGGTACATCAGTGCTAATAATGCCTTCCTGATCTCTGGTCCTGAGGATGCGGTCCGTTCTTGGATGACCTGTGGTCGAGGGTGGACTAGACCCATGGGTACCTGTCTACTGAAACCCGAAGTAGGCTGTACAGCCGCTCTTACGGAAAACAGCAGGTCCTTATTTGAGGAGTACCCCCTAGGATCCCCAGAGCTCATCGAGGTCTTCGGTGGCCTCGCTCTTCTGCCCGCAGATCTCGAACGCGCCCAAGAGGTCAAGCGGCTCCAAGGGATCCTCGAGCAAACCCAGCGTGACCTTGAGAACCTCAAGTGACCACCATGGTTACATTAGGTCTGACTGCCGCACCCACACTTGGGATCATAGGGGTGTTCATTTTGTTCGCCCTGTTGATCTTCATTCTCACTCGAGGACCTGAGGGATGAAAGGTCCCTGCCCCAACTGCCCATCCTCAGACGGACACCATACCTATGAGGATGGGTCGGGGTATTGTTTCGTCTGCTCTGAGTACACCAAGTCACCCAACGGTAACAGCGATTCTGCTACTGTAACAACCCCAAGGTTACAAAGCATGAAAGGAGTTATCAAGGACCTTGAGTTTGCCCCGCTGAGTAAGCGAGGTATCTCTCAGGTCACCTGCAAGCAGTACCACTACGGTCTCCACGAGGGAGCCCAATACGCCTCATATTTCAACGACAAGAAACAGATCGTGGCTCAAAAGATCCGCAGGGCTGACAAACAGTTCGCCTGTGTTGGCGACATGTCTCAAGCTCTGCTCTTTGGGCAACATTTGTTCCCGAGCGGGGGTAAAAGGCTCGTCATAACAGAAGGTGAGATCGATTGTCTCTCTGTCGCTCAGTCGATGGTCGGGTGGCCTGTGGTCTCCATACCCAGCGGAGCCCAATCAGCCGCGAAGGCCATCAAGGCCCAGTTAACATGGATCGAGTCGTTCCAAGAGATCATCTTGGCCTTCGATGCTGATGACGCTGGACATAAGGCGGCTCTTGAGGTCTGTGGGTTCCTGAAGCTAGGACATGTGAAGATCGCTCAGTACCCTAAGGGTATGAAGGACGCCAACGACTGCCTCAGGGCTCGAATGGATGTCGGTAAGATCATTTTGTTCTCCAGTCAACCCTACAGACCTGATGGAATCATCGATGGTAGGGAGCTCTGGGGTGAAATGATGGACCACTGGGAAGGCAAAGTCCCCGACTCATTCCCCTTCGCCTACCCTAAGCTGAACGAAAGAACCGCAGGCCAAAGGAAAGGTGAGGTGGTCATGTGGACCGCAGGCACAGGGATCGGTAAGTCAACCATCGTCAATGAGGTGGCTTACGATCTGTTGGTGAACAAAGGATGCACCGTAGGCATAGTGGCTCTAGAGGAATCTAAGAAGATCACAGGCCTCAGGTACATCTCTATGCACACCAAGAAGCGTCTGCACATCAATCCTCAACAGGTGACCTTTGATGAATACGAGGAGGCCTTTAAGGTGACCGCAGGGTCAGGCCGTCTGTTCCTCTATGATCACTTTGGATCCACAGACTCCGACAACCTCATGAGCAAACTGCGGTTCCTTGCGGTCTCATGTGCATGTGACTTCATCATCCTTGACCACATCTCTATCGCCATCATCGACCAAGGTGAAGACGAAAGAAAATCCATCGACAGCCTAATGAAGGGCCTTTGCTCCCTCACGGAGGGCGTGGGTGTCGGCATCCATGCCGTGTGTCACCTAAGGAAACCCAAGGGAGACCGAGGGTTCGAGGATGGAGAAAGGATTACCCTTGGGCACCTTAGGGGCTCTGGTGGTATCGCTCAGATGTCTCACACGGTCCTAGCGGCCGAACGAGATACTCAGGATGAAGATTGTGGCACCACATTACGGGTGCTCAAATGTCGTTTCACTGGTGACACTGGTCCCTGTGATGTTATTAAGTACTCTAAGGAGACAGGCAGGTTCGACCTCGTGACTGAGGGGGAACAGATGTTTTCTGTAGAGGATGATGGTACGGAGGATTACTGATGCGCTACACAGGTACTGAGCTGGTTCTTATGGCCGACCCTTGGCTCAGGGATCACTATTACAAACCACTGGGTCCAGATACCCTGAAACAACTATTAGAACTAAAGAGAGATCAAAAGATGCAGAAGATTAAATTAGTGCCCCCTATCGAAGGGTTTGAAGAGATGGCTGAATTGAGGCTCGCAAGACACGGTGAGAGTCTCATCGGAGACGATGGACTACCTGAGGTGGCTGAGGGGGACTATGGGTGCATAAAATCGATAGTACTAACCAAGCGCATGACCCTAGCTGACCGCTTGGGCCTTGAGGTCGGTGCCACCTACAGCTTCTCTGGGGATTATGCTTTAATCTTCGTACAAACAGCCGAGACATTGGTGGAGCTAGGGTTCCATATCAACAAGAGTGGTTGTAGCTCCGAGAGGTTCTTAAGGACAGAAGACCTCCGTATGGTCATCAGACCCGATGGCACCTTCGTAGACGATGAACCCGATGGTAACTATGAGTCCATCGGTGGTGTTGATGTATCTAAGGCTGACCTGCGGGCTTATTGTGAGCTCACATGTCATGTCCCAGCCTGTTGGGGCTGTGGTCGTGAGGCCTAAAGACACCAAAGATACTGGGGCTGGCAAAGGTGGTAAACCTGAGCTGGTCGGTATCGACTACACCCGTAGACGCAATAATCACGAACGAATAGACTGGAGGCCCAAAGATGACCAAAGCAACACCAGAAGAACTAAAGATCTACGCTGACATCCTGTGTCAGTTGGATCCCTATATCGGCACCGATGATGATGAGGCTGTGGATCTCTCGGGGTCCATGGGGATCCTCATTAGAGAGATAGGTATCCGCTCGATGTCGAGTGTTACAATCAAGGAGACGCCATGATCACAGTAGACGAACGACACTCAGGCCCACCGATCTTCGGTAGCATCATCAAGGATCCACCTAAGCACCTCTCGAGCATGAGTGATCACGGTAATTGGATCAATCGCTGGATAGCCGCAGGTCGACAGCTTGCGATGCATGAGTCCTACAGATGCCATGAGGTGACCACATGATGGGACTCATAATGTATGTAGGCATCTGCACATGCCTAGCGATCCCTTGCTACCTTGGGTGGCTGGGGTATCTGAAGGTTGCTAAGTGGTTCTCTGAGTATGATAAGCTCAAGGGAGATCAGGTCACCGATAGGATTACATCTCGACAGCTCGAGGACTTCTGTACCAAACAGATCGGCCAGATGAGAGACCACATGCTCGTCTCAGAGGACCGTGTGTCCAAGAAGGCGCATAAGGCCTCTGAGATCGCAAGAGGTGTCGAGGTTGAGACCAAACGATTAGCCGCTGAGGTCCTAAGACTTCGAGCCCGCATAGACCCATAGATACCCTAGGAGGTACCAGTGCAACACACGATAATCAAAGGTCAAACCTATAAGGTGTGGACCCGTTGGTACACCTTCAGATGCCGTCGATGTAAAACCTTTTGGTTGGACAGCGATCCTGATATCACCCCATTCCCTACTATGGATGGCCGCATGACTTCTTGGGTCAACTCCGACTGTAGCCGTTGTGGTGGTAGGAACTCTGGGAAACACAATAGATACATACGAACCTATAAAGAGGAGACACCATGAAAGTATATTTCGACCTTGAGACCAACGGTCTCCACTTCGCCTTCACCAAGATCCATTGTATCTCCTTAGCTGTAGACGATGGACCTCCTCAGCTCTTCATAAATCGCAGGGACTCAGGTCTCGCTGTGAAATACGAGGGGTTCCTTGAGGACGCGGCTGTCATCCTCAGGCAGGCTGACGAGATCATCGGACACAACATCATTGACTTTGACATGCTGTGTCTCGAAAGGCTCCTTGGGTTCTCAACAGACCCTCTGAAGATATACGACACCCTCTTGGCCTCTCGAATCATCTATGGTGACTCCTTGAACCCCCAAGGTCACGGCTTGAAAGCATGGGGCCTGAGGCTCGGATGCTCCAAGGGTGACTTTGGTGCCGAGACTGACTGGCAAGAGATGACTCCAGCCATGGGTCTCTATTGCAACCAAGATGTCGAGGTGACCAAGGCTCTCTATAAAGAGCTCCAAAAGAAACACACGCTCCATCTGCCTCCTAAGGTCTGGGATATGGAACGAAAGGTCGCGTTGATCATCAGGAACCAGAAGATGCATGGGGTTTCCTTCGATGAACCTAGGGCTCTTAAGTTGTACGCTGAGTTATCTCGGGAGTACAATCTGTTCGCAGATAAACTAAGGACCTTATTCCCTGCCATCTGTAAACTCAAGGGCGGTTATAAGACCTCTCGGTTCGTACCCAAGCAGGATAACAAGAGGCTCGGGTATAAGAAGGGTGTCGAGTGCTTCAAGATTGAGGTCCTCGAGTTCAATCCTAATTCCCCGATTCATATTGAGATTGCTCTGAAGCGAAAGTACGCATGGAAGCCAACCAAGTTCACTAAGACTGGGATGGCATCTACAGATGAGGCAGTCCTAAGTGCCCTCATATACCCTGAGGCCAAAGAGTTAGCCAAGATGTCCTTGATTAAACACAGGCTCGGTATGCTACACGATGGTAAGGGGTCGTTCCTTAAGTCTGTCCAAGAGGACGGTCGGATCCATGGGGATGTCAACAGCAACGGTTGCGTCACAGGCCGCATGAGCCACAGCAAGCCCAACATGAATGTACCTAAGACCCAAGTGGGTCCTGATGGTGTCCTGTGGGGTCGCGCTGGTATCTGGGGAGCAGACTTTCGAGCTCTGTTTACAGCATCTGACGGTCGTAAGATCGTAGGGTGTGACGCCTCAGGTCTTGAGCTTCGTATGTTGGCCCACTATATGTCGAGGTTCGATGGTGGTGCCTACGCTAAGGTGATCCTCGAGGGTGACATCCACACGGTCAATCAAAAGGCCGCTGGGTTACCCACGAGAGACCAAGCGAAGACCTTCATCTACGCTTTGCTCTATGGGGCTGGCGATGCCAAAATAGGATCGATTGTGGGTAAAGGGGCTTACGCTGGGAAGCAATTGAAGAAGCAGTTCTTCAGTAACCTTCCGGCCTTAGGAGCCCTGTCGGCTGGTGTGTCTGAGAAGGCTCGCAAGCAGAAACACCTACGAGGGCTAGACGGCAGGATCCTAAGGGTTCGTCATCAACACGCGGCCCTCAACACCTTGTTACAAGGGGCTGGCGCGTGTGTCATGAAGCAGGCCTTAGTAAACCTTTGGGAGTCAGCAGACACCTCTCGGTTTGACTTTGTTCTGAATGTCCATGATGAGTACCAGATGGAGGCAGACTTGGGTTATCCCAAGGAGCTCGCAGGGTTGGCTGAAGAGGCCATTCGTAAAGCAGGTGTAGACTTGGGGCTTAGGTGTCCCTTGGATGCTGAAGCTAAAATTGGAAACAACTGGCAGGAGACACATTGATGAAGAGATCATTGATACAGAAAACTAAGGTGGCTAAGTTCCCCACAGATCCTATGTGGGACTTTAACATAACCGCTGATAAGATTGGCCCCCACGGGTGTATGGGTACCATCTATCGACACAGCCTCACCCTGACCGTGGATACCTCGGTGGCTGATGATCTGATGCCTGATAAGGGTCATATGGTTACTGAGGCCGCTGAGAGGGCCATCCTTCGAGAGCTCTACAAGGAACCCCTCAGGAAACTTCAGGAGCTTAAGCACCATCTGTATTCCAAGGACTTCCAAGGGTGTATGAAGACTGTCCAAGAGCTCGACATAATCATGACGGAGTTCACCGATGACCACTAACGACCTATGCACCCACAGGTACCGAAACAACAAAACACACGCATGTACCATATGCGACCACATAGAGGGGAACATTGAGATGGACCGAATCCTAGCACAAGAGGACCAAGAGGACCCACAGGAACCCGACATCCACGAGGCCTCCAAAGCCTTCGATGCCACCCACGGCCCCCAACCGGATACGTCAGATAAACAGGGGCCTATTGCTGAATCAGGGATCCCAGACACAGGCCAACGCCGCCAATGGCCCACAGGTGCCGTCAGAGATGCCTCTGCTGGCAAACCTGAGATCACCCAGATCTATCCACCTGCGATCCTGAGGTTAGCCCAACGGGGAACTGATGGTGCTCGTAAGTACGATGATTACAACTGGACAAAAGGGATCCCTTTGAAGACCTATGTGGATTCGCTGTACCGACATCTGTCGGCCTATCAGATGGGTGACACATCAGAGGACCATCTGTCTGCTGTTATGTGGAACGCGATGGGCCTGATGTACACTGAGGACCGATTGGCCGATGGGACTTTCGATCCTGAAGAGATGAACGATTTATTTACTTGGAGTAAACAGAAGAATGACTGACGCAGAAGGAACACCCCTAGAGATAGGCGACAAAGTTTGGACCACAGTTGTTGGATGGAACGGTGGTAATTCCCACCGACTCCAGCTACTGACGATCAAGAGCTTTGGTAAGAAGATGGTTATATTCAAAGAAGGTTATCGGACCACACGGTATCCCGAAGCCTGCATCAAACAAGGAGCAAAAGAATGACTGACGCCAAAAACCTACTAGAGGTCATCGAGCTATCTCGACTGGGCACCTCGATCCCAACGGTCACCAGCTCTCGAACAGCCGTGTACTCCTTAGAGTCCGCTGTCGGCCTACTGGTGGTCGATGGGATGACCGGAGCTGAGGCCTACGATTGGGTGAGACGCATGAACAACATGTATAACGATGGGCCTAATGTCATCTTCGTGTCTGAAGGCATGAAGGTCGATGGGGACCTTGGGTTCCAGATGGACGGGGGGAGCCGATGAGTGAGCATACGAAAGGCCCGTGGGTCATAGATGGGACTACCGTCTATTCTCTACAGCATTCAGGGTGGAATAAAGGTGAGGAGGTCCTTGAAAATAGATTCAGCGCCCATGTCCAACGAGGACGCTATTGCCCCTTATCTGAGGTGAATGCTAATGCTAACCTGATAGCCGCCACCCCTGATCTCCTTGAGGCTCTTGAGGTAGTGATCCGCTCAATGAATGAAGAAGGGTTAAGCCCTTGGTGGCTTGAGGCGGTTGAACTAACCATCACCAAAGCCCGAGGAGAAACCACATGATTCCTAAACCTTTCTACATGGGGCCTTGGACAACAGGTTGGCAGAACTGTAGGATCTGTAACGACTGTGACTCCCCCAGACCAGTGACTATGCTAGGACCCAAGCATTGCCCTCGATGTACCAGCGATGACTCCCGTAAAGGGTTTGCCAGACGAGAGAGGGTTGAGACATCTTGGTGGAGAGAGCTACTCTTTGGTGTGACCATTAAACTAAAGACACGGGAGGACTCACGATGATCCAAACAGCCCTAATAGACGCAGACATCGTGACCTTCCAAGCCGCCGCTGGTAATGAGACCACCCTCTCGTGGGGGTCCGATGGGTCCTCCTTGGTCCTCGATCCTGACCTCGCCCTCTTCAGATGCCGAGAGAGAATAGCGGACATCCAAAAGATGCTTGGGGCTCCTGAGGTCCTCTTATGTTTCTCAGGTGCCGCCAACTTCCGATATGACGCTCTTAAGACCTACAAGCACAACCGTAAGGGCAAACGGAAACCACAGCTCCTAGGCCCCTTAAAGACCCTCCTAGGGGACCTCTACCCCTGTCGCCAAGAGAACCGTATCGAGGCTGATGATCTCATGGGGATCCTACAGACTGACGAGACGGCTATTGCAACCATCGATAAAGACCTCGATCAGATCTCAGGTCTCCATTACAACTGGAAGCACACCAAAGTCTACGAGGTCTCCCCCAAGGATGCCCTGTGGTTCCGATGGTTTCAGGTGCTCACAGGGGACAGCACGGATGGGTACAAAGGGATCCCGCGTGTGGGACCTGTGAAGGCCACCAAGATGCTGTCGCCTCACAGGGATGACCGCATGTGTCTGGTGGAGCAACATCAGGAATATGCCTACGCCTGCTGGGGTCTCTATCAGGACGCTGGGATCCCTAGGAAGTCTTACGAGGCTCAGGTGGCTGTGGCACAGATCCTGAACGCTGATATGTGGGACCAAGAGAACAAGAGTGTTTTGACTGAGTATCAGGTCTACTGATATCCTTTAAGATAACACAGCCTATTACTAAGAGAACTAATATGAAAAGTCTACACACTATAATTCAACAGTCCCTATCTGCCGAGGAGCTCATCAGAGCCCTATACGAGGCCTACCCCGATTGCCACCCCAAGACATCCATGTCCGAACGAGAGATATGGATGAAGGTGGGCGAGCGTAATCTGGTGGTCAAGTTGCAGGAGATAGTGGATCGTCTATCCAAAGAGGAACCTTAGCTTATGTGCTTCAGCGCCCCCAAAGCACCAAAGATCGAACCACCTGCCGCACCACCGCCTGAGGTTAAGCCTCTAGGTAACGAGGCCCTCGAGAAAAAGAAATCAAAGAACAAAGCTCAGGGTCGAAAGTCCCTAGCGATTCCCATTGGGACCAGCTCAGGCTCAGGCTTGGGTATCCCACAGGGGTAACACATGCAAATGAACCTAGATGTACAAGCCGAGTTCCATAGACTCGACTCTAAACGCCAAGGGATCCTAGATAGGAATCGTGAGTGTGCCAAGTTAACGCTCCCACATGTGCTACCTTTTGATGGACACAACGAAGACGATGAGCTACCTCAGCCCTATCAGTCCGAGGGTGCCAACGGTGTCAACAACCTTTCGTCCAAGATCCTCCTAACGGTCCTGCCACCTCAAACGACCCCGATGGCTATCGAGCTGACCGAGGAAACCAAGACTGAATTTAAAGAGGCCGACCCTGCTGTTGTATCCAAGGTTGCTCAGGATATGCTATCCTTTGAGCGACTGGTCATGGAAGACATCAACCTGAACGCTATGAGACCTAAGGTCTTCAACTTCATCAGGAACCTCATCATCGTTGGTGACGCTTGCATGTTCATCCCAGACAAAGGGTCTGCCAAGGTGTTCCGATTGGACCGCTATGTGGTCTCTCGGGATGACTCAGGTAATGTGCTCCAACTGATTATCAAGGAAACCTTTGACACCTCTGTTCTATCAGAGGAGCAGTTGGTTGCCCACAACGCCGCCGACTCCACCAGTCAAGGTGACGGACACGATGATGTCGATGTTTATACTCATGTTCGATACGATGACAAGAAGGTCCACGGGTCCCAATGGATCGGTGGGCACATGGTTGTAGGGACTGATGTCTCATACCCCAAAGAGGAATCCCCTTGGATCAACTCTCGATGGACAGAGATCGATGGTGAGAACTACGGACGCGGACATGTCGAGGAGAACTGGGGTGACCTTAATTCTCTCGAGTCCCTGTCGAAAGCCATAGTCCTAAGCGCGGCCATCGCGGCCCGCACGATCTTTCTGGTGAACCCTAATTCCGGTATCAACCTTAAGAAGCTCTCGGAGACGCCACTCGGTGGATTCATCGGTGGTAATGTTGAGGATGTCAACGCTCTATCTATTGATAAAGCCGCAGACATGCAGTCAGCTATGACCCTCCAATCACAGATCAAGCAACAGTTGGCTCATGTGTTCCTAAGGAACTCCTCAGTCCAACGAGACGCTGAACGAGTGACCGCTGAAGAGATCCGCTTGATGGCTGAAGAACTTGAGACCGCCTTAGGTGGCATGTTCTCTCGGCTATCTGAGGAGTTCCAAAGACCCTTTATCATGAGGATCATTGGACGCCTTAAGAAGCAGAAGAAATTACCTCAGTTCCCTAAGGACACCGTGACCATTCGGATCACCACAGGCCTTGAGGCCATTGGCCGAGGGCAGAACCTAGGAAAACTTGAGAGGGGTATCGCAACCCTTCAACCTTTGGGACCTGAGGCTATCAATGAGCTTCATATCTCAGAGGTCGTCAGACGGGTGTTCAACGCTTTAGGCGTAGACACCTCAGGACTAGTGAAGACTGATGAAGAGAAAGCCGCTGAACAGCAGGCCGCTCAACAACAGCAGATGATGCAGACAGCTTTAGAGAAAGGGGTAGCCCCTGCCGTATCCGGTATCGCTCAAGGCATCAATCAACAGAACCAACCAACCCAAGGACAGTAAATGTCAACAGATGTAATAGCACCAGCGTCCCCAATGGCACCAGAGATCGTGCAGGCTCGGGATGCTTTAGCCGCATCAGAAATAACAGCAGGTAACAGTGAGTGGGCAGAAGCCTTCAAAGGTAAGACCTTCGACACAGTGGAAGCTGTACACATGGCTTATGCCACTCGAGATGATGAGCCAACACCCGTTGTGCCTGTCGTTCCTGTTGAGTCTCCTAAGTTAGCAGGTAAGTTCGAGAGCCCTGAGGCCCTCGAGAAAGCCTACTTGGAGCTTCAGTCAAAGATGGGCCAGAAGGCCCCTGAGACGCCTCCTAAGGCCCCTGAGAACCCTTTGGCTATCAAGTCTGAGGCTGAGGCCGCAAAGGTCGTTGAGTCGGCTAACCTATCCATGGATGACCTACAGACACACTATAATGAACACGGCTCTTTGTCCGCTGATCACTATAGTGCTCTAGCCAAGTCAGGTCTCGATGAGGCCACAGTCAATGGGTTCATAGGTGAGATCGCTGAAGCCCGAGGGGCCAAGCAAGCCGCCGCATCCAATCAGATCTTTGAATCTGTGGGTGGTGAGGAGGCCTATGTAGCCATGGTCGACTGGGCCAAGGGTAACCTAAGTGCCCCAGAGATCGCTTCGTACAACAAAGCGACAGACTCTGGTGACCTTGGGTTGATCCAACTGGCAACACAGGGATTACACGCGAAGTACAAAGGTGCTGTGGGATCCGGTGGGACCGATGGGTTTATCGCTGGGCAGTCCAAAGCTCCCTCTGGGATCTCAGGTTTCGAGAGTCAGGCTGAGATGGTCAAGTGTTTCAATGATGAGCGTATGAAATCCCTTCCGAGCTATCAAGCTTTGATGAAGGCGCGCATGGAGCGCACGACTACCTTTTAGTCTTTGGGGTTATGGTGTTCCCCTTAAAAACACCTACAATTGCGGGTTAGAGTACTGGTAACTTAGGGGCCTCATAAGCCTCGCATGTCTGTTCGATTCAGACACCCGCAACCAGAGAAGCAAGGGGACGCCTTTGCAAAGACTTCGGAGTCAACTAGACGGGCGCCTATTAACATGGCATCAACAGTCTCCCTAGGGTTTCTTCCTTCAGCTTGTCTGAATAGTTCCTAGGCACGGAGCATCCTTTTCAACCCCAATGGTTTTCCATTGGACCCAGTGTGTCCTGAGGGGCACATTAGTATTTCGAGAGCGAGCATTAGCCTCACAGGGACTTCAATGTCACCTCTCATATGATGCTGTCGTCTAGCGGCCTAGGACACATGGTTTTCATCCATGTAATCGCGGGTTCAAATCCCGTCAGCATCACCAGATTCTTAGGTAGCACCTGAGATATAGGTTAGGTTTCTCGCGATCCTCCCGAATAATAATTAAAAAGCGTCCACACGGTGACGGTTGTCCTTCCTCAGGTTCTACTGAGGTTGCGGGGGTTCGAGACCCTTGGCTGTGTCCAGTAGTACCATGTGTGTTCCAACTCTGCCATAAGTAGGAACATCAGCTACACATAATCCATATGTTCACGACTCGTGAACTACAGAATACATTGAACTAAGAAACGAGATTAAGTCTGAATGACTTGAGGCCCTACCTGTGAATCCCTGAGGGGATGACCATGAGAGGATACCCGATAGAATTACGGCTTGAGCAGTAGACCTATGCATACGCTAGGTACCTCAAAAGCTCGAATCTCGAGCCCCTTATTCAAGTATTTTATGGAGCCCTTAATATGGCTAACGCAACTCCGACCAATCTAGGTCAAGTCAATAACGCAGGTGCTACCGATGCCCTGTTTCTCAAGATGTACGCAGGCATGGTCCTCGCCGCATATGCTCGTTTCAACCAGTTTGAAGCCAAAGCATTTGTCAAGATGGTCACCGCTGGTAAGTCCGCTAGTTTCCCCGCAATCGGTCGCTCAACCGCTGAGTATCACACCATTGGTGCAGAGCTCCTTGGTAACACCGTCAACCAAAATGAAGTCATCATCACTGCTGACGCTCAAATGGTTGCACATGAGTTCATCGCTGAGTGGGAAGACCTTGTTAATCACTTTGAAGTCCACTCGATCATCGCCTCTGAGCAGGGTAAAGCCCTAGCCACCCAGACCGATCGTCATCTGTTGATCGAATTGTTTAACGGCGCTTGTTCCAATGGTGCCACTGGTGCCGCCACTGCCGCTACCGTAACTGGTCTTGGCTCTGGTACCGTTATTACGGACACTGGTCTAGCCTCTGGTACCGACACCACCAAAGTAGCCGCTATCATCGCCGCAATCCGTCAGTCCGCTGTCGCATTGGATGGTAATGATGCTCCTACTGATGGCCGCTTTGCAGTCATGAATCCAACGGACTACTACCTCTTGGTTAACACCGCTCAGACCAATGGTTTCTCTGCTATCAACGCAGACTATGGAACCTCTGGCTCGCTGGCAGAAGGTAAGGTCTTTCGTATCGATGGTATTGATATCGTCAAGACGAACAACCTCCCTACCACGAACCTATCGGCCTCTGGTATTGACACCTATCACAGCGCAGACTTCAGCAAGACCGTTGGTCTCGTTGGTGTCCAGAACTGTGTTGGTATGACGAAGCTCCAAAGCATCAAGTCGACCTCGCACGATGATGTTCGCCGCCTCGGTGACCTTTTGGTCAGCCGTCAAGTGGTTGGTATCAAGGCCCTACGGCCTGAGTGTTGTGTCGCTTGGCGTGACGAAGCCTAAGCATCACCCTCTTAAGACCCCCATGTTTCCCTCACAGGATTCATGGGGGTTTTTTTTTATTCATCTTCATTTTCTAAGGAGCCTCTTATGGCCCAATACACCACATCTATCTGCAAGACCACAGGTAAACAGGTCACCACATGTACCGGAGCTGACCCTGAGACCCCAGAGCCCGCACCAGCCCGCACCAGCCCTAGCGGCGCCACTGGGGCACCCAAGGCCACCAAGGCCCCTCGTAAGACCCAATCTAAGAAGTAAGACCTAAGGAGGCCCCAGTGGCTAGAACAACAGAACTAGAAGCTGTCAATGAGATGCTCATGATGGCTGGAATTACCGAGGTTGCTGACCTTGGGGCCTCCACTCTTCTCAATGTAGATGAGGCTAATCAAGCCCTCAACATCCTGAGACGCAAGAGCCGAGAGCTTCAATCAGCAGGGCTCCACTGTAACTCAGAGGTCCGAGTGACCCTCAGTCCCAATGGATCCGATGAGATCGATGTGCCTACGAATGTTTTGTCTATCGACATCTCGGATCAGAGGTATCCTGATGTGACCTTTCGAGACGACAAGCTCTACAACCTCACTGAACACAGTTTCACCGTATTCACTGTCGATGTCGAATGTGACATCACCTACGAGCTACCCTATGAGGAGCTACCGGAGCATGTGAGACGAGTGGTCAACATTCGGTCCGGTCGAGACTTTGTACTTAGGTACATCAGAGACACAGAGCTTTGGCAATCCCTAGGACTAGAGGAACAAGCGGCCACCCGTGCGTTCCAAGATATCGAGGCAGACACATCTGACTATAACATGTTAGACGGTTGGCCCTCAAATGAATTTCTACGGCGCTCGCCATCCAATGGACGAGTGCTATAACGGAGGTGCCCTATGGGTCGCGTAAGTAAAACAACACAGGCTCTCTATAATGGGGTGTCCCAGCAGGCCGCAGGGCTCCAGTTGGACTCACAGGTCGAAGAGATGGTCAACATGTGGCCTGATGTGGCTAGGGGGGTGTCTCGTAGGAGCCCTACGACCCATGTGATGCGTCCTAGCTGGGATATACCCGAAGACTGGGATCCAGTAGCCGAACACATGAAGCACTTCTCCCATAAGATCGATAAATCCCAAGACGAGAGGTATATAGTCCACTTCTCAGCACCTCCTACTCCCATGCTTCCTAAGACTAGGATTGATGTTGTAGACCTCGCTGGTAATGAATTGCCTGTAATCTATGATACCACTGATGCCTCGGATTATATTGAGTCATCGCCTACAACATATGGCGCAGGAGGTCTCCTAAGAGCTGTCACGGTGCTTGATACCACATTCCTAGTGAACACCTCAGTTACCCCTGCGATGACCTCAGCGTTATCCCAGTGGGGTGAGTCCTTGGCCAACAAGACCTACAAGTGGACCCTAAGTGGCTCAGGTACCAATGAGTACTATGTGAACCTTGTGACTGGTACGGATGAGGATACGAACCAAGACGGGACCCCCGATGGTGTCATAGTATTTGATCCGATCCTTAGTAGACCTGAGGAGGTCCTAGAGAACTCCATTGAGATCCCTGAGGGTACTTTGGGCTCCCTAACGGCTGGTCAGTGGGCCTTCGGTGATAACGACACCCTAGGATACGATACGGTCTATGTGCGCCTCACGGATAACACAGACCCTGATGTTAAAGCTGATGACTTTGTGTTCATGAAGTCATCCCAAGACTTCGCCTACATCCATGTGTCCTCTCAGGGTGGTCGAGATAATGTATCCCTTGAGATCGATGGACACTCAGCTCAAAGACGACCCGATGGTGGTGATGTTGATGACCTCATAGTCGCCTACCGGACATTAGCTAACACAGACCTAGCGGCCACAGGGATCCAAGCGAGATTCACAGGTGCTGGGGGGTCTCTATCGGCTACCCTTAGGTTGACCATGGAGAACTCTGGAGTCAATGAGGACTTCAACGCTAAGATCTCAGAGTATGGGAACATGCATCTGATCAAGAACAAGGTTGATAAGTTCTCCGACCTCCCGCCTCAGGGCCGCGATGGGGATATCCTAGAGGTCACAGGTGAGGCCGCAGAGTCCACAGGTGGCTCTTACTATGTCAGGTACGATGAGGACACCAACAGATGGGTTGAGACCCTACCTGATGGTCTAGCCTTCGAGATCGATCCGACCACCATGCCTCATAAGATGACCCGCCTACAAGATGATGGTGGTGGGACTGTCACAGGTACCCCCAATCAGCTCTACTTCTTTGTAGAGGCTATCGACTGGATCGACAGATCCGTTGGTGACGACAGCTCCAATCCGATCCCTAGTTTCATTGGGACACCTATCGAGGACATCTTCTTCTATCAGAATCGCCTAGGGTTCGCCTCAGGTGAGAATGTGATCATGAGTCAGACCAAAGAGTACTTCAATTACTTTGCTCAGACGACCACAGATGTGATTGATGATGATCCTATTGATGTGACCATTGGTACCAACTCAGCCGTTACGATTAAATGGGTGTTCCCCTTTACGAACTCCTTGGAGCTCATTGGTACCAACAGACAATTCAGTCTACACGCGGGGACCTCTAATCCTGCGCTGACTCCTAGTAATACTGTGGTTGACCCGACGACCTCTCTTGAGGTTGCACCTGATGTCAGACCCGCAGAGTTGAATAATTCTCTATTCCTCCTTGTCTCTAGGGGGGACTTTGCTGAGATCTATAGGTATCAAGTGGACCCAGAGGGTACAAACACTAGAGCCTTTAGTATCTCCAGACATGTACCAACATACATCAAAGATCAAGAAGTAGACCTCAACCTAGGCACAGGTGGTAGGATAGTAGAGCTAAGAGCGTGTGCTCTCACTCAGACACTATTTGCGATAAATGGCGGCTTCAACCAGTTAAACGGTGGGACGCTGGATAACCATACAGCTAAGATCTTCGTGTACTCCATGTTTGAGCAGGGAGGTGAGCTGGTACAATCAGCTTGGCATACATGGACACTCCCTGCGATATCATGTGAGGTCTTCGGATCTCACATCTACATGTTGTGTCTACGAGAGGAATCGGCCTCAACAGAGCCGCTAGCCTCTCACTGGGACACCCATATGGAGGTGATGTCGTTACATCCAGAAGGTCACGGCCCGAATAAGGATGGCTACTTAGATGACCTTGAGTCTGTCACCTTACTCACCACCTCGACTTATAATCTTGAATGGGATGTTCCTATACTCACGAATGGTCTAACTAATAGACTCACAGTGGCTACTGGTGCCGATGGGGATCTCGAACTGATATCAGAGGGTTACCTCTCTAGGGTATTCGTTGGTCCCCACTACACCTACACACATACAGCCTTATCCTCCAATGATACGGATGATTTCGTAGGGTTCACCTATGACTCATTCATACAGCAATCTGAGGTCATCCTACGAGCATCGGATGGTGGTATTAAGGTTGGAAAACTGATCCACCTATCTACAGCAGTCCACCCCATCGATGGGGATCTAGTGTGCCTTAAGGTCTCCTCGAAGACCCGAGGGGCCGAGCTGTCCTCTCGCCTGTTCACTGTGGACTCCACGAAAGGAGCCAACAACGCCAGTGATCCTACGATTGGTGTCCACCTACGATCAGATGATGCTCAGGTGTATGTGTATTCCAATAAGATTGCCCCTTTGACAATACAAGGGGTCTCATGGACCGCCAACTACATCAACCACTCCCGTACCCTCTAAGGAATCCCTATGAAACCAACAGCAACCTACAGATACATGAGATATGGAGACATACCTCGTGTGACCCAGATGACCCTAGCGCCAGCAGACACCCAAGAGGCCCTAGACGGCTCAGGGTGTACCACGGTCCCTAGGGCTTTATCAAAGTGCCTAGAGATCTCAAAGGTCTCATGGGTCATCGAGGATGCCACAGGGATCATAGGAGTCTTTGGGCTTGGGTCTCGAGAGGGTCAGGTGTTTCCTTGGCTCCTCGGGACCGAGCGGTTACACAAGGACCACTGGTTTGCCCTCAGCCGACAAGCGAAGCTGGTGGTGGATCAGTGGTCCCTGATGTTCCCTGAGATGCTCAACCTCGTATGGTCTGAGAACCTGAGGGTCATCAAGTGGCTCAAGTGGTTAGGCTTTGGGTTTCCAGATGTGAAACCTCACGAGATCAACGGTCGGAAGTATTTAATCTTTAAACGAACAGGAGGTGCCTATGTGTAACCCCGTTTTAATTATGGGAGGCATTAGCGCCCTCAGCTCTGTCGCCTCCTCTGTTGGGGCGAACCAGCAGGCCCAAGCACAGATGGACGCCGCAGTCGCATCTAACGAACAACAACAGGCGGCACTTCAGCTCCAACAGGTCCAGATAAACCAAGCGGCCTCTCAGGAAGCCCAAGACCGAGCGGCTCAAACGAACCGAGAGCTCGGCAAGTTCATGGTGGCCGCAGGTGCCTCAGGTGTCTCAGGGGTATCCCTAGACCGACAGGACTCAGCGATCACCACAGGTGAACAGTTGGATCTTGGGGTCCTAGCGACCAACAGAGAAAACAAGATCGAACAGTCGCAGTTGCAGGCCCTTGGGGTCCGAGCGCAGGCCCAAGGTCGAGTGAACCAAGCGGAGTCCAGCGGTGTTGGACCTCTTCAGGGTATCCTAGGGATCGCCTCAGGTGCCGCCTCAGGTGCCGCCGCAGGCTCTCAGCTCTCTGGGATCTTTGGTGCTGGGGCTACAGCGGTTCCTACGAAGGCCTTTGGTCCTCAGCCCGCACCAGTACCATTCATGCTCTCAGGAGGCTTCTAGATGGCAAAGACAACAAATGTAGATCGGAACATCGATCAACGAGATGTCCATGAGTTTCGTCCGAGGCTTCAGGTCACAGCGAGGCCCGTAGACACCTTTGTAACCCCTGTGGCGAACAATAAGGCCACACGCCTAGCTCAGAGCCTAGGGATCCTACAGCAGGGCCTAGGGGCTGTGGGACAGCTTAAGGGGCTTCAGAACCAGAAGGCTGAACAGGAGGGCCATGAGGCTTTCCTGAGGGGCGATGAGACCCCAGAGCAGGTGGAGGGTATTAAGAAGTGGGTGACCTCTCAGAACCTTAAGAGGGAGTCGTTCCTTGCTATCAAAGGACAGGCTGATGTGGTCAAGATGGTCCCAGACCTCGAGGCTATCGTTGCCAGCACCTCAAGCACCGCTGAGGCCAAGCAGGCCCTGTTGGAGCTTCGAGAGGAACACATCGCAGGCGCAGGAGGATCCAATGGGTACCTAAGCACCTTCGTACCAGACTTTGATTCTAAAGCCTCCAAGGTGCTCTCGCAAGTGGGAGCCAAGGAACGGCTGGCTGGAGCTAAGACTTTACAGGACCAACAGGTCACCCTGATTACCGATCAGCTCAATGGGATCGTAAGTGCCCAGATGCCAACCCATGAGACCACAGGTCGGACCTTGACCCGCACAGAGCTCCTTAGGGACCCTGAGGCGTACGAAGAGTTCAAGGGGACCTTTGACTCGGTATCAGCCGCCAAAGAGCTTAGAGGTATGCTAACGGAGGTCCAAGGGGCCTTTAAGGACGCTGGGTTGTCTGACAACTCTACGGTCTCTAAGTTCTTTGTTAAAGAGATCACCAAGACCGCTGTGGACCTAGGGCTCCCTGAGTTGCTAGACTTCACTCTCATTGAAGAGTCTGGGGTCAAACTCAGTGCTGTCATGAGGGACGACATCGATCTCGCAAGAGCCGCCGCTGAGAGGCGTGAGGGTCAGATGGAGAAGATCACTGAGGAGAACAAGCGAGACTATCGGACTGGTGTTGAGGAGACCTTGAACCACGATTCGATGATTGCTATCAATGATGTTCGTAAGGCCAACCTATTGTCAGGCACCGAGAGAGTAGACGCTCTTGAGGCCGCTCAGGCTAAACTGGATGAGATCACAGACCGAGCCACCTTTGATGAGCTTGGGGGTTGGGATCCAGCGAAGGCTGACTTCATCAGTCGGCATATGGAAGCCGCTAACCTCATCAAGGATAAACCTGATCCATCTATCATAGCTGAGGGTCACCGACTGTGGGCCGAGGGAGACCTCACCGCCGACTGGGTGGTCACACATCTATCCTCAGGTGCCCTAGGTGCCCAAGCGGATAACTTCGCATCCAAGGCCAACAGGGTCACAGAGGGTGCTAAAGTCACTCAGATCCGGTTGGACCAAGATGCATCTGATGTTGCCTTTCAGGACTCCGCTATGACCTCTATCGCCGCAATCGATGAGGCTGGTGGGACACCTAAGAGATATGGGGACATCAGGAAACGCAAGTACACCGCTAGACTAGCCGATCTATTCAAGTCAGGCAAGAACGACCCCGAGGACCTACGAGCCATGCGGTTGGAGATTGATGCTGAGATGTCGACCATCATTGATGCTGATGTGACAGCGGCTCAACGGGCTCTTAAGACAGAGCAGTTAGCCGCAGGTCAGAAGAATGTCGAGGCTGGTAAGAGTGGAAAGAACCTATCTGATGACGAGCGCCTTCAAGTGGCCTCTCAGAGATCTGATGGTCCTATCATTGATGTGCAACCCACAGAGCTCTCAGATGACCCCCCGACCCCCGAGACCACAGCGGATCCAGTGTCAGCCCCAGATGAACCTGAGGCTCCCAAGGCACCTAAGAAACCATCGACACCTAAGCCATCCAAACCTGACGCAGGTCTAGCCATCAGTGGCTCTAAGATAGCCGAGAGGCAGAAGATTGCCACAGACTTCATAGATACTATCAGGGGATTCCCTCGGGTGGCGATAGATGAGATCATGGATGCTATCACTCGTGATGTTCATAAACCAAGATAACGGAGTAACAAGATATGGCAACATTTGATTTCCTATATTCGCAACAACGCTCCCGAGGTCGGATAGCGGCACAATCGGCAGTCGGCATAGCCAACACAGGTATTGATGTTGTCAACCTCTTCAGAGAACAAGACGAACAATTCAAACCCATTGACCTAGATGAGGATGTGTTCAACACTCAGATCTCTGCTGTCTCTCGGAGCATCAGTCTCCTGTCGACACCTGAGATGGGAGCCAAAGCCCAAGCGGCTCTTAAGGAGTTCACAAGAGCTCCTGAGACCGCCGTGGGTGAGTTCACTGAGGATGCCTCTGTGTTCCTCCTAGGGTTCCTAGGGGGCCGAAAGCTCCTGACGGCTGGGGTTTCCTCAGTCGCCAAAGGGGCCACCACAGCTCGAGCGGGTAAAGCCGCCATCGATCTGTCGGCAGGCGCAGGGTCAGCCTTTGTCCTTGAGGATCCTGCTGATACTCGGATCGCCAACTTCATACCTGAGAAGCACCGAGGGGCCTTCCTGAATTACCTAGCCTATGATCCTGATGGTGACGAGACTAGACTCGAAGGTCGCTTCAAGAACGCTTTGACAGACATGGGTCTAGGTGTGGTATCTGATACAGCCCTTACGGCTATCATGAAGTCCTTTAAACACCTACGCCGTGGGGTTCATCTGGAGGCCGCAGGGGACCCTGAGGTTGCCGCTCGTAAGATCGCAGAGGCCACAGGTCTGACTGCGAGCCCAGAGGTGCCTAAGGGTGCCCCAGAGATTGACCTAAGCACCTCAGGGTTCGAGGGGGCACCTAAGGCTCCTGTGGCTCCCAGTGGAGCCGCTAGTCCTGCTGAGGTTGTTGAGGAGATCCTCAGGATCGGAGCTAAGGATAAAGCGGACGCTGGAGACACCATGTTTCGAGCGATGAACCATACGCACTTTGATTATGCGGACCCTAAGGGGACCATGCACACCGCAGATCAAGTGTTAAAGGTGGTCTCTAAGGAGCTGGATAACCAAAGCATCCAGACTTGGGATGATGTCCTTAAGCTCTCAGATGGTGTAGCCAAGAAGAAGAACCTAGATTCCATAGGTGCTATCGCCAAGCTGACAGGTGAGACTGTTGAGAACCTCCGTAAGGCCACTCCGGTCACCCATCTGATTCGCAGGATGTACACAGAGTCAGGGACAGAGCTTCAGAAGCTGAAGTCCTCCTATCTCCAGTCGAGCCCTGCGAAACAGGATGAGATCGTGGAGGAGCTTGGGGAACGAATGCAGACCCACATGCTCCTCACAGGGTCCATCAGTGAGCTAGGGACTGGCGCAGGTCGACTCCTTAGATCCTTTGGTATGAACGCTCAGGGTGACCTAGGTATGTTCAAGACACCTATTAAGGATCTGATTGATGCCAAGAAGCCAACACCTAAGAAGACCGTGGGATCCGCTAAGGACTCCCTTCAGTCTCGAGTGGAGGCCGCTCTAGCTGATAGTGACCCAAACGCTGTAGCCAACGCTGTCCAAGTGGCAACCAAGGATGAGCTCCATAGCCTCATGAAGGCCCTCAAGGATGTTGATATGACTGACGCTAAGTCATGGATCAAGCGGCAGAACCGAGAGACCGGTAAGGGCCTCAAGGCTCTACAGGTCCTCCGTAAGATCAAGATGATGAACATCCTCTCAGGCCTACCAACGCTCGTTATGAACAACACAGGTAACGCTTTGAGCCTAGGGTTCCGAAAGGGATTCGAGGACATCATAGCCGCCATGGTACCCTCGAGGTCTCCAGACCGCATGAGGCTCTTTGGTGAGCTTAAGAGTATGCATGTGGCCGCACAGCAACCTGTCGAGCTCCTTGGTTCCATATTCAAAGGGACCGCTCAGGCCGCTCGAAGAGGTGAACCTCTGAGTGAGGTGTTTGCTAAGTTGGCTGTCGATGATGTCTCGAGGCTTCGAGAGGAGCATTTGGCTGTCGACACGCTGATCAACTCCAACTCCACAGGGGCTCGCATCATCAACTCTCTGGGTAAGTTTGCCCACGCGATGTCCTTTGGGCATATGGAGTTGAGTGATATGTTCTTCAAGCAGGCCGCTTTCGCCTCAGAGACCAAAGCACTCGCGAACTCCAAAGGTCTCTCACGAGGCCTCAAGGGTCGGGATCTATTGGATTATGAGACCACCATGGTTGAGCAATCGATCTTCCTAGCTCGTAAGGGCAAAGAGGGCGCTCGGCATATGTTGGAGACCATGCAGGCCAATGGGAAATCCCTCGAGGACTCTGTTCGTCACATGAATGAGGTGGCCGATATGGTCAACGAGAGCCGTAGGTTTGCTAAGGAGGGTGTCTTTCAAGACGAGATCTCCTCACAGACCCTAAAGGCTTTCGAGTCAGCGTTGAACAAGCAAAACGCTGGTATGCATATGCTTAAGACTTTGGTCTTTCCGTTCTACAGGACCCCAGTGAAGATCGTAGAGTTCGCCGCCGAGCGGACCCCGATACTCCAAGCGTTCTCTCGTAAGTGGCGAGCGGATCTCTCAGGTGTCAACGGGGCACGCTCGCAACAACGGGCTGTCGCTAAGTTCATCACAGGAGCCACTATGTACGCTGGAGCCTTTCAGTTGGCCCAGAACAACCTGATTACAGGTAAACATAGACCTGAGGAACGAGCGGCTCTGTTGGCCGATGGGATCCCTGAGTACTCCATTCGAGCACCGAACACAGACAAGTGGATATCCTTTCAACGATTGGATCCTTTTGCCATGTTCCTTGGGGTCACAGCAGACCTTAATAAGCTGGTGGAGATTGGAGCCCTCGATGGGGGAACCGCCGCCGCCGCAGTCATGAACGCTGTGTCATCTAATGTGCTCAACAAGACCTTTATGAAGGGGCTTGCGGACTCATTGGAGGCCGCTAATAACCCTGCGCAGTTCGGCGCTTACTACACAGATTCCCAAGTCAGAGCCATCGTGTCTCCCCTTAGTTCTTTCCAACGCACCTTTGAAAAGGTCTGGAACAACAACTCTGAGGAGTATCGTAAGCAGAAACCTGAGCCAGCCTTTACGGAGCTTAGGGATTGGGTTGACATCCTCATAGGTGACACTGGTCTCACAGACACCCGTGAGTATGACATGAGTGACGCTCTAGGCAACAAGATCGAACGAGGACCCCTGTGGTCTGAGTTGACAGGCCTAAGAGCCACTGAGACAGACGATAGCCCTGCTATGAGGGAGCTCGCTTTACACAAGCGGTTCCCCTCGAATCGGGAGCTCAGTCTGACCACAGGGTTCAAGATGAATCGTAAGGAGTTCCTAGACTTCAAAGAGATCCTCGGATCCGATGTGAAGCTCAAGAGCCGCCTCGATAAAATCGTGAGCACCTCAAAGTACAAGCGGTCGTCCCCTGACAAACAGGCTCTCCTTTTAGATAAGGTGATCCGAGATGCCAGAGGTGTCGCTAAGGCCACCCTGATTCGTAGGGACCCAGAGCTTAAATCTAAGGTGGTCGCTCATAAGCGCGAGCGTCTCCTTAGGTCCCTAAGAGCCTCTGAGCAAACCTCAGGAATCCCAAGCATCGATAAGATCTTGGAGACCCGTAAGCAGACATTTGAGCGAGACGAATAACCCATGAGCGATGTAGTAAAGAAGTACGCTAAGGCCTATGGCATCGATGTCATAGCTCTAGCGGTCCTCATAGTGTCCTGTGTCACAGTTGTGGCGCAGGACCTAAAGGAGACCAAAGCCAACACAGCCTCCATCATTGAGATGAAAGAGGACCGAACGAAAATCACGAACCTACTACTGACCCTCAAGGTCAACCAAGAGTGGATCATCAACGACTTAAAAGGAAAGAAATAACATGGCAAAAACACAAGCAACAGGCGTATCCATCTCTGGTAACGCTCTATACAAATGGACCGTCAGCCCCGCAGATGCCGATGAGTTCTACCTCGAGTTGATCGGTGGTGGTGACCCAAGCATCGCAGAGCCCACGGACATCTTTGCTGAGTCCGCTCTGTTGACCGCAGGGGCCGTTGGGTCTCTTACGGTTGGCACATGGGACTATGGTGACAACGATACCCTAGGGTTCTCAGTGATCTATGTACGACTAGCGTCTGACTTGGACCCTCAGGACTCTGGATATGGTGTCATCGTAGCATCCTCCACCTCAGCGACACCCTATGGTGACCCTGTGTTCCGAGCGACTGCCACCTCTGGAGCCCTCAGTGAGACTGTGACGGTCGAACGAGATGTGATCATCAGAGGGATCAAGTTGCACCTAGGAGCCGAGGGTGCCACCACGGAGAACCTCGTGGTCCAAATCAACTCAGACAACGGGTCGACACATGACACCCTCTTGATCTCTCAGGACATGAATGGGGTCACCGACTTCTTCAGTAACACTGAGATCAAGTTGGCGGCTGGTGATGACCTGTTGATCACCTATACGAACACCGATGACTCCTCATGGGGACTTACGGTGGTCTGGGACGCGGCTTAAGATGGCTGACTTCCTAGATGGTGTGGAACAGGGGGGCAGTGGGGGCTCTGGGGGTGCTGGTGTATTCCTAAGCTCCGATTCGGTAACCGATGCGACACTGGTTACTGTTCTTAAAAATATACCAAGTGATGACAGTATACCACAACGAACAGAGATGGGGGACATCATATCACTAGCTTTCACCCCTGTATCGGCAACCAGCACACTTTACATAAGCGTGCTCTTTGGTTCTATATCTCCAGCCTCTCCAGCAACCGCTGTCTGTTCTGTGTTTAAGGATGGTACAGCGGATGCTATTGGTTCTGCTGATAAGACTATAGGGAGTGGTGGTTGGAGTGAAACCCTACCTCTGATCGTCAAAGTACCCTCATCCACCACAGATGCCCGAACCTATGTTGTAGGCCTCGGAATCCTAGGAGCAAGCGTCACGCTGACAGTTAACGGTGTGACTGGGGCACGAAAGCTGGGTGGAACATTCGTCACGACCATGAGTATAACAGAGAGGGAAGAGTAATGGGATATGTAATTAGAGAGGGAGTGCCCGCACAATGGGATGATGCCAAAGACCCCCTAGCTCTCACAGAGACCGAGCGGGCCGCAGTGTTAACTTTCGTAGCTCAAGAGGAAACCGCTCGAGCCTCCAAAGAGACCGCCCGTAAACAACGGCAACCCAAGCAGAAAGACATCAACAAAGCTCGATCTGATGCGACCAAAGCCACCTCAGTTCCCCAACTGAAAGCGGTTGTCCTCAGCCTGATAGATGTATTCGAGGACACCTTGGTGTACCAACGAGTCGAAGTAAATAAGGAGCCTTAATATGGCAGATTTTTTAGATGGTGTCGAACAGGGCACCGGTGGCGGCGGGGGAGCACCTAGTGGCCCCTTGACCCCCTTGGAGTTAGCCGCCCAACTCTCAACAGGTATCATCGCTGGTGGTCTCTTGACTGCCAATGTTGACACAACTAAGTTGGATATCTCTGATGGCTCAGGGTCTATCATAGATACCTTTACGGACCCTGAGAACCCTACTTACACATCGGTATCGTGGACAGGTTTGACAGCCATAACCCCGACCTTTGCCGCCAGTAATTCAACCTTCATAGGGTTGATATCGAATGGCTCAGGTGGTGCTACGGTTGTTCAACAGACCACTGATTTCACAAACACACAGAGGCGTGATACGATAGTACTAGGGTCCGTTGGGACACCTGATGGTTCTAATATTGAGATAGTAGCTGACATGACCCATAGTGTCTCCTCTAGCTACCTATCGGGTGACCTATCGAGAGCCTTAGGGCGTCTAACGCTTGACGGGCATGTCTTTGGTGACTCAGGGACTAACCTGACTCTGGCGAAATCCTCTGGGACCACCTTTGAGGAGAACATCTCGAGGTCGACAACACCTAAGGATCCACATATTAAGACCTCAGGTTCGACCGACCCAGCGACTTGGTTATATGTCCACTCAGATGGAGCTGGTGGTTTCACTATATCAGATGCCGCCGCCACCTCCATTGATCCAGATAACCGAGATGATTTAAGCGGCACCCTTCAATCCGTAAGCGGGTTCACTAATCAGATCCTAATGTTCTTCCCTGACTCTGAGGCTATACTTGTTCAGTATGGGGAACAGGAATATGGTTCTTTAGAAGATGCCGTAGCTGATGCCCTAGTTATGGATATCACGCAACTGGACCCCTCATTTTCTAATGATGTCGTCCGATCAATACTCTCCATCAAAGAGGGTGTGACAGATATTGCGTCTGCTATAAGTGGTGGTGAAGCGGCCTTTAGTCAGACTAGTATGTTTGGACACGGCGGTATCGGTGGTGGTGGTGGGGGTACCTTTCAGACTCTTCAGGAGATCTGGAACAACTCCTCAGACCCAGAGATCACTACAGATGTCCCCCGAGGTGCCTTCAGTCTCAAACGAGGGACCGCATCTGATGGTGATGATGTCTTTGAGGTCCTTAATGGCGCTGGTACTCAGGTGTTCGCTATTAAAGGTGATGGCTCTTTGGTTGTTGATCAGTATAAAGAGCTCTTCATCCCAGCGGCGGCTAAGACCCCAGACCCTACAGTACCACCGGCCGCAGGTAGCGAGGGTACAACAGCCCTAGCCGCTCAAGATTATTACGGCTATGATGATACCACGGATGAGCATGCTTTCTTCGTGACAGCCCTTCCGACTGAATGGGACCTTGGTGCGATCAGCGTCCGGTACTACTGGACCGCAGGTGTCAACACTGGGGATGTTTCATGGTCTGTCCTAGCGACAGCCATATCAAATGATGAAGATTGGAACCAAACAAATGGGGCGCCCTCACCTACTACAGCTCCCGCGCCTGCTACGGTAGATTACCTCACGAATGATAGTGTCGCCTCTGGGGTTGTCGTAATGAACACGCCGAGTGTGAATGACCTCATACGATTCAGGGTCTCAAGGGACGCAAACAATGTGGCTGATACAATGGTAGGTGATGCTCGTTTGATCGGCATTGGTGTCCAATACCTCGTAGCCTCAACTAACCCAACAGGATGGTAATCTAATGGCAGACATATATGATAAAGCCTCAGGTAACATCCTGAGGTCCCAAGATACCCTCAGGTACCTCAACGCCGATGGGTCAACCAAGGATGGCTTCATAGTCAACCCTGACCTATCGGCTATCGAAGGGGTCCCTAAGAAACATTGGAAGCTCTCAGGAGCAAAGCTGGTCCCCATGACCAAAGCCCAAAAGGACTCTGTTGATTCAGCAGAGGACACAGAGAATACAGCTCGCAACGGTCGAGCTCTCAAGGAACGCAGGATCGCCAAAGGTATGCGCCTAGCGGCTATCGAGGCTTTGTTCGCTAACGGTGATATCCCTCAGGCCAAGAGGGACGCTTGGGTGGCTAAGGAGAACGAGTAATGTTCGCTGGACACCACAGGCGAGTTAAGTTCAGCCTGCGGGTAGGCCTTGATCTCCATTATGATTTCCATGAAGGCACTGGGACAACTGTAGGCGATGTAAGCACCAACAGCAATGATGGGACGACCTCAGGGGGTGCGACATGGGTGACAGGTCGGGTTGGAGCATCAGCTATAAGCCTTGACGGAGTAGATGACATGGTAGCCATACCAGCCACCGGAACCGAGATGACAAAAGGGAATCTCGGGAAAACCAGTACCGAGAATTACTCTCTTTCTATCTGGTACAAAGGCACGGAAGCCGGTACAGATCCTACAAATGGTAGTGCCTTGATTGGATGGGATAGTGTCAACTTTTGGGGACACTTAACTAACGCAGGTGGCAAGGCGGAATTTCTACACTATGATGGCGCTTGGCAACACAACCTAAAGTCAACCACAAGTATAAATGACGACAATTGGCATCTAGTCACCCTTGCGAATGACAACGGTGAGACTGCAAAATTATATGTCGATGGGGTAGAAGAGGCTTCGGGTTCAAGCGAACTGACTACGGGTGCAGTTGCACGGTATTTCCAACCCTATGGGGTCGGTGTGGGTTACCTAAATACCTACACAATAGGTAGTTTTGACGATGTTCGTCTCTATTCAAAAACCCTTACCTCACCAGAAGCATACGAACTCTCAATCAGAGAATAACCCAAGGTGACCACATGTTAACAATCGGGCTCTACAAGTCCAAAACTACTATATCCAAGCTAATCCAATGGCAGACCCGTGGGGAATACTCTCATGCGGCGATCCATTTGGACGATGGGTTTGCCATCGAGGCTTGGCACAAAGGTGGTGTCCAACATCACCCCATAGGTTCCCTCCATCCCAGAGGCACCAAGGTAGCCATATTCACCATCGAGTCCTTCTATTTCCCCGATCTGACCCAAGCGTATGCTATGGATCAGGTTGGTAAGAAGTACGACTTCACGATGGTCGCAAGGTTCATGTCGAGGCGAGGGGAAACCCGTAGGTCAAAGGATAAACTCTTTTGCTCTGAGCTCGTCTTTGATGCCTTGGTGTACGGTGGTCTCCCTCTGTTCGAGAACACCCTCGGCTGGGAGGTCTCACCTGACCTGATCAAGAGGTCACCACATATCAAGTATCAACGAACGATAACCATAGGAGAGTAGGATGAAACGCTTATTTATTCTGGGGGCCTTTTGCCTCCTTTGTATCACAGGGTGTCGACAGATATCCAACACGGTCAACAACGCTATCACCCTTCAGTCAGCCGCAGGTTCGGTGTATCTATCGAACATCGATCTGGGCTCAGGGGATAATGATGTCGAAGGTATGCAGGGTAAGGAAGTAGGGGATATCTCTCCTAAGACCTCCTTAGCCCCCTCAGGGCTCTAAAGGCCCCAACCCGACCCCATACCCACATTTAATACTAACGCCCCTCACAGGTACCTTAGATGACCTGTGAGGGCACACAGGGAGATAAACAGATGAGCGAACAGCGAGTCAGAGCTAAAGATAGTGACCTCGGAGAGATCCAGAAGAACTATATAGCACACCTTAAGAATTTATTGGGTGGTGCAGAAGACACCCTATCAGCATCAGCTCACGCAGGCATACGCGGGATCTTGAAGGATAATAATATTACAGTGGACCCAGACCTGACGAAGGCCGCAGATCACCAGAAGACCCTCACTTTGACCTTAGTTAACCAAGAGGTTACTGAGGGTGATGTCAGTGGAGCCCAAGGATACTAATGGCTAAGAAGAAGAAAGGAGACATGACTCTTAGGGAGTACTACGGTGTAGATAAGTTATGCTCGCTATGCCAAAGAACCCTCCTGTTGGATGAGTTCTCCATACAGAAACAGCGGGGGGTTGAGATACTCCGACCCGATTGTAAGTCCTGCGCCACTGAGGGCAAGCGAATCAAGAGATCCGAGAATCAACTAAAAGGTGTCTGTAAAGGCGCTAGGTTCCGAGCCATGACTAAAGGTGTTCCCTTCTCGCTGACCCCTGATTGGATAAGTAAGAACCAAGAGGTGAATCTATGTGAGCTCACAGGGTTACCCTTTGTATACGGAGAACTCCACAGCCCATACGCTAGATCTCTAGACCGGATTATACCCGAAGATGGTTATACACCTGAGAATACCCGATTAGTTCTGTGGGCCTTGAACGCGGGTCTTAATAATTGGGGGGAGGGTGTCTACCGAGAGGTAGCTGAAGCCTACCTAGTGAGGAACCCATGACCAACACCTACCAGAAAGAAGTAACAGAAGATGATCTCAAGAGCGACTTCGTTCTATTCCTAGCTTATGTGTGGCAGTTCCTTCAACTCCCACCTCCAACTCCGAAGCAACAAGAGATCGCCAACTGGTTACAGAACGGCGTACCAGAGAAACGGCAGATACTAGCCGCCTTCAGGGGTGTCGGTAAGAGCTGGATATCCGCTACTTTTGCCGTGTGGTGCCTATGGAAAAACCCTCAACTGAAGATCCTTGTGGTATCAGCCTCTGGAGGTCGAGCCGCTAGTTTTACTAAGTTCTCCCAACGCTTGTTGATGGAGATACCTATGCTTGGACACCTCGTACCCGATAGAGGCCGAGACTCTCTACATAGGTGGTCCTCACTAAACTTTGATGTCGCTGAGTCTCGAGTAGCACAATCACCATCCTTGAGGGCTGTGGGTATCAACTCACAGATCACAGGGTCTCGGGCTGATATCATCATAGCAGATGACACAGAGTCACCAGAAACAGCATTCTCTGTGGACTCTCGTGAGAAACTACTTAATAAACTAGGTGAGTTCGAGTCGATCCTACTACCAGAGGGTCGCATCCTTTTCTTAGGGACACCCCATTCAGCAGAGTCTGTATATGCTAAGCTGAGAGACCGTGGGTATATCATGAGAATATGGCCTGCTCGAATACCTGACCCTAAGAAGCTCGAAGGATACCAAGGGTGCCTAGCGCCATCCATCGAAGCTCTCGTGGGGAAGGCCTCAGGTAAAGCCTCAGACACTCGATTCACAGATGCTGACCTTACAGCTCGTGAGGCTCGAATGGGTCGAACGGCTTTCGCTATGCAATTCCTGATTGACCTGAGTCTCTCTGATGCCGAGAGGTATCCGTTGAAGACCTCAGACCTGATTGTAGTTGATAACATCGATCCTGATGTTGGTCCTACATTGGTCCAATGGTCTCGCAGGAACCCAGAGAAATCCCTGCCGATCATTGGGTTCTCAGGGGACCGCTGGTACCAAGAAGGCTTCGTGCCCACAGAGAGTCGCTCTGTTAAACCCTATGAGGGCCGTGTGTTATTTATTGACCCCTCAGGTCGAGGTGCTGACGAGTGTGTCGGTGTGGTTGTCTATCAGCTACACGGTAAACTCTTTGTAGCAGACTTCGAGGCCTATAAGGATGGCTACGGGGATCCAACGCTAAGAGGGTTCGCTAGATTAGCAAAGAGACATAAGGTTGGGACTGTGGTCATTGAGGCCTCATTCGGTGACGGGATGTTTTCCAAACTCCTACAACCGATCTTCCTACAAGAGGGCCACAGGGCTCGCTTCGAGGAGACTAAACCAACACAACAGAAAGAGCTCAGGATCATTGACACACTTGAGCCAGCCATGAACCAACACAGGATCATAGTTCCGATCTCGCTTATCCAAAAGGATATGAGGGGTGTTGATAACGAGACCGACAGGCCCTATTCTCTGTTCTACCAGATGACACACATAACTAAAGACCGTGGGTCCTTAAGACATGATGATAGATTAGATGCTCTTGCGGGCGCTGTGGCTTACTGGGTCGAGGCTCTGGCTAGAGACGGTGGTATGGCCCACACGGACCACCTGTCGGATCAGGCGGCACAGTCGATAGAGGAGTTCCTGAACATCGTAGACCATGGGTTCTCAGAGAGACCTAAGGAGGTCACCTGTGGGAACATGGGGTCTGGATACACCTCAGGAGGTTGGTTGGGGTAAACCTAAGTTGTTGCAGTGGAGGCCCTTGTAAAAGGGGGTCTCCTTTTATAACCTGTTGCATCCCAAGGACATCCGATCACAGCCTATTACCAAGGGAGGGAAAAAGAGATCCTTAAGATACTTAAGATCCCCAAGAGAAACTGAGGATAAATTAAAGTAAATTAAAAAACAAGTCCCCTCTTAAGAGACCTAAGTACCTATAGATACATTGGGAACCCCCTATCGGGGACACCAATGATCCTATAGAGAGACCAAAGAGAAACCCTGACTTAGCTATCGCTAAGATATTTAATAGATGTAACCCAAGAGAGACCTTATGAAGACAGATGTATCCAATGAATCATTAGGTATGCAGATAGGTATAGAGAAGGCAACAGTAGCCTACCTAGAGACAGCACCTGATGGACCCTATAGAGATATGGTGTCCCATTT